TGATAGCTTTATTCGGTTTTCAAAAAGAAAATAAAAGATGATAGGTTTATTGGTTTTTTTTATGTTATTTTTTTTCATTTTTTTCTCAAATTAAAATACTACAATGTATATTTGTATGTTAGGATTTTTTATTATTATTATATCTAATGGGGGTTTCGTATATAACTTTCTTATAACTTAATGAAAAAAATTTGATAATTATTTATATATTTATTTTTTATGTAGATTTTTAAGCAACTAATTCTAATGGTTGTTATTGTAAAGGATTGTTTAAATAAATTTGGGTCTAACCATTGGTGTAAAATGTATATTCATAAAACATTTGAAATCTATTCTTTCAAAACTGGGTGGGGGTCTAAGAATGACCAAGCATTTATTATGTATGAGGTCAAATTCTCAAATAGGGATGACTATGTTGATGAATGGTATGATTGTTTTGATGATATTAAAAAACTTAAAAACTATCATAAAACAGTATTAAAGTTTATTAAAAAAAAATGGTGGGTTAAGGGTCAATACACCTACTTTTATACTAAACATAGTCACGGCGGGGGTCATAGATTTTGGCTAAATAAAAAAAATGTAGGATATGTAGATTCTTGTATTACACCTGACGGTGTTATTTTAATGACTAGCTACGATGGTTACATGGTGGGGGGTGGGATTACTCTTTATAACCCTTTAAATAATAAAATTTATTTAAAAACACGGGAGGGGATTAAACAAACAGACCTTAATAATATTAAATTCTAATGGATATTCATAGCCCCATGAAAAAAATTTGATTTTTAGAAAGATATAACCTTTTTATAACATATCTACTTAAACAACTAATTCTAATGGGTAAGTCATCACGCCGTAACCGCCCGTCAAAAGCTCAGCGTAAGAAAAACGCTATAGTCGCCCGTAATAATAATTTTTATAATGTTATGAATTGTAAAAGCACCAGTAGGGCTACCCGTGCTCTTACAGGCGGCCCTGGTAGGGATAACACCCGCCTTATGAATGAGTTTAAGAAAGCCAACCACGCTGACACACACCGCACTTATGGTGACTTTAACACGGATTATGTATCCTGGTCGCCACTAATGTAATGGATATTCATAGCCCCATGAAAAAAATTTGATAATTATTTATATATTTATTTTTATGTATATTACTTTAACAACTAATTCTATGGTAAAACTTATTATTAGTATTAAACATGAAACTACTGACAGACCCGCTCAAGTTAGAGCCGCCTCTAAAAAATACCACGCTAAAAATAAAGCGGTCATTAATGCTAAAAAAAGAAATTCTGCTCTTATTACGTGTGCTTGTGGTAGTGTATATAAATATAGAAACAGAGCCCCTCATTTTAAAACCTTTAAACACCAATTATATGTTGATGTATAAATCTAATGGTTTTTCATAAAATTTTTAACATATAATTTAAATTCTTTAGACGTACTACCCTTACGGCGACCAACTAAATAATCTTTATGAATTTGTGCGGCTATCTCCCACCGCCATTTTCTTATCCATTTTTTTTTTAATATAGATCTCTCCATTATTATAGTAGAATATTAATAATTTGATTTAAATATTGTATCTGAATGTCATTTTTATAAAATGGATATTAAAAAAGTATTCACAACTAATAGTGGGAAACATAAGCGGTTTATAAAAAATTTAAAAAAAGATTATGGTATTGAACAAGATGAACTAACCCATTTTGAATATTGTGGTTCTTGTGCTAATGACTATGTAAAACTTTATTTTAAAAATTTTGATATTGATTTAGAGGATTTAAAAAAAACTAAAAAATGTGTTTGTGGTCACGATATATCCCACTTATATTACATTACCGATAGAAGAACAAAAGATACTGACCCCGAAATTATCGTTCTAGGCAGTGAGTGTATTAAGTCATTTACTGCTTTTGGAAAAAAAAGATTTTGCGTTGAATGTCACGCTGAACATAAAAATAAAAAATATTCTTTGTGTAACTCTTGTTTAACTACGTGTGTATGTGGTGGAATTAAAAAAAAAGATTCTAATAAATGTAATGAATGTTTATCATTAGTCTGTGCTTGTGGTAAAAAAAAAAAATCAAAATTTAAAAGTTGTTGGACTTGTCTTCCAAAACGAGAATGTGAGCAATGTTCAAAATATATCATAATTAATAAATGGAATAACTATATCTGTTGGGATTGTAAATTTAACTAATAATAATATAGTTGTTTATTATAATGGAGTCAGATTTAAAAAATATACAAAGTCTATTAGAAAATATACAACGCTTCCCAAAGGTTACTAACCGTAAAAAACTAAATAAATTATACACGTCTGGTGGAAACCATAAGCAACTCAATTGTATCCATTTCGGGGTGAAACTATTCGCTAACAAATATAGTAGAACAAAGGCAACTAAAGAAAATCTATACCCTGAATTAGAACGTAGTATTATTAATTTTATAAAAAAATATTATCCTAACACTGAATATAACCAAATTCTTATTAATAAAAATAACTGGTTTGAAATACATAAGGACAAAAATAATAAGATAGATAAAGCACTATTAATAGGTCTTGGAAATTATACTGGAGGGGAACTTAATCTACATAATGACAGTGGAACTATTATTAAAACAGTGGATATTAAAATGAACCCTATTTTTTTTGCTAATAAAACTATTAACCATTCAGTATGTCCATGGGTCGGGGATAGATATTCTATTATTACATATCTTATTTGATATTTTTGTAAATTTGATTTTTATAATTTTCAGTTTATTATTATTATAAAATGTCTAACAGTGTGGAATATGAAATTGCTATGGACGCTCACCGTGAGGCGTTGGCCTTAAAAACCTACACCCACGCTGAGGTTATGGATTTAGTAGATGAAAAAACTAAAAGTCAAAAACTAATGTATCAACAAGAAATTCAAGAAATAGCCTATGGTGTTAATATATGGCCTTGTGAATTACAACAATTACAATGGTCGGTAGGCGGTCTTAAAAATGCTATTATTGAGAGAATTAAAAGTGGTGTTGGCCGTGATGAATAATTCTAACTTAAAGATATAATTAGTTTATATATTAATGCCTAATAAAGAATTGACTAATGTAGAATTGACTGCTCAACTATTAGAATTACAAGAACAAGTAGAAAATCTTATGAAATATGTGAATAATCTACCTGATAGATTTGATATTAATGACCTTCATTTTAAATATGACCACGTTAAAAGTCTTGTGGATCCAGTATTAAAAGATTGATATATAAATAATATATATTTAAAGTTTTTTTTATATTATAATATAATATAATGGATACTATGAATATACCCGATGTTCTAACCATAGAACAAATTATATATTTAAAAAATAAATTAAAGAATAATACTACTAAAAAACAATTGACTTCTGCTAGTGTAAAGCGTTACTTTCATAGCGATAAAGGTAAAATAGCACGTAAGGCAGCATCAGCAAAATACTATAGAAAAAAAAAGAAACAAAAGACTATTAATGCTATGGAAGAAGAATTAAAAAAAATGGAAGAACATATTGCCGCCCTTAAGTCTAAATTATTGGAAGAATCTAAATAAGATATATATTTTTTTATATCGTATTTATATAAACTTAAAAACATTTTATTTGTATATAATATAACAAATGAAACTCCCGCCGATAGAAAAATCCCCTCTGACCAATTATCAATATATAGAACACGTTGATACTGATTTAGTTATGAGTATATTAAACCAACCCGAATTACTTCAGGACGACAGTGATTGGGACGAAAGTCAAGGATTAAAGAAATTGTTGAAATACTCAAAAAATAATACTCTAGGTGTCAAATATGGATATCCAAAAAAAGGTGTTAAATATTTTGGTAGAATACAACCTAGTCCATGGAATTCACTGGGAGTTATGAGAAACGAAATTCGGGGAACACTCTGCTATGATAAATACGTAGATATGGATATTGAGAACGCTCATCTACAACTCGCCAGTCAAATACTAGGGCATCATAGTCTGCCTAATGCCTCTATTCGTAAATACTGTGATAATAGAGAACCGAGTCTTAAAAATATTATGGATATTTATAATTGTTCCCGTGCTGCTGCTAAAGATTTTTATATTAAAGCGATCTACGGCAGTTCATTTAAAAGTTGGTGCGACGAACACGAAATTACCAAAACTACTAATATTAAAATATGGACTGATATCAAAAATGAGGCAACTGCCCTTGCTAATCATTTTATTGCTAAAAATCTTTCTTTATACCAGCGGTATATTAAGGCGAAACCAGGTAAATTTAATTTTGAATTGGGATTTTTATCAAAGTGCCTCCAACATTTTGAGGTTTGGATTTTAGAAGTTATGTTTAATTTTTGGTTAGATAATAATTTTATACGTTCAGGCCCGAAAAAGAATTGTATGTTGTGTCATGATGGTATTATGATTAAAAAAAATAAACGGTTAAATCCAACTGTTTATGGGGAACTGAATGCCTTCATATTTAAAGAAACTGGATTTAATTTAAAAATAGTGCCGAAAGAAATGAAACACTACTTAGACCGAATTAAAAAACCCGAAATACCTGACTGCGTAAGTAGTGTTTTTGATGAAGATTATATGGAAAGTCTGCCCTTCTACAATAATAAAAAAGATTATTTTCAAAAATATCACGCTAAAATACTATGCCCCTGCTCCTATGTATCTATGATTAATGGTAACATTAGTTATATAAAACACGGAACTATTAGAGATACTTATTGTAACTTAGACGAAAAAACTCTACTTAATGATGATGATGTAAAAGTCGGTGATAAATTTATTAAAAAATGGTTATACGACTCAAATATACGTAGTTATGATGTCAAAGAATATATGCCCTATAATGGTGTCTGGAAAGGAATGAATGATGGTAGAATATTTAATACATTTTCGGGATATTCAAAACATATACACGCCGCACCTGAACCAATAGATGATATTAAAGACATTATTTTAAACTTATGCGAGGGTGTCCCTAAATATTATGATTTTTTCGTTAGATGGTTAGCACACACTATTCAATATCCTAATGAAAAGTTGCCTTATGCTGTTGTTACTAATGGGGCTCAGGGGACTGGTAAAGGATTTTTATTTAAATTAATGGAAAGTGTATTGGGTGATAATTGTTCTACGAGTGATAAAGTAGAAACCTATTTAGGGAAACATGCTGTTGGTATTCAAAACAAATTATTTATAAATTTTAATGAATGCTCTTGCTCTGCGACAAGAAGTTTAGAGGCAGGAATTAAAAGTCTGATTACTGAAGACACTACATTTATTCAACCAAAATACGAAATGGAACACAAAATTAGAAATCTAGCAAAGGTTTGGGTGACTGGTAACTCTCAAAATACTATTAAAATTGATGCTACAAGTGGCGAACGTAGATTTTTAGCATATAGGGCAACTGAAAAATATACTACATATGGAGAAGCTTTTTGGAGTGAAATGTTTGAAAGTCTTAAACGCCCTGGAATTATAGCAGCGTGGTATCAATATCTTAATAACCTTGACCTATCTGATTATAATTTTAAAGAAATGAGAAAGGAATGCTTAAGTTTAACCTATTATAATATTATAGGAGCAAATACCCCTATTATATGCTCTTTCTTAGAAGACTAT